CCTTCTGCAACTTTATCTAAGCTATCTTTCATAGCCTTCAATGCAAAGTAATCTTTAGCTATTTTCTGTTCTTCCTCATTTTCAGAAGTTAAGTACTGCTTAAATAGACCTTTCTTTACCATATCTTGAACTTTTTTGCTGTCTAATATATTCTCTGCAAACATACCTCGACTTGTCTGATCTTTGATATCTTCCCTGACCATGTCTACAGAGTTACTTAAAAGGTCTGCTACAGATACGTTTGCATTTTCTTTCTTACCATATGCAATATTAAGAGATTGAAGAAAGAATTTTGCTTTGGTATCTCTAGGGTCTAGTCTTTTCATCATGTCATTAGCAAGAATGATACCTGATCCGGGGTTGTTTTTCTCAGCAACTGCTATTGCATCTTGCATAGTGTTTATGTTTGTGTCAGATAAACCTTTAAATTCTTCTTGTTCAAATGCTTTTATTTTTGCATCTAGTGCGTAGAACAAGTCACTCTGTGTATTATTATTACCTCTATACTCTATTAAATCGCCTTTAAGCTCTTCTCCTGTATCGGAATCTACGGGTCTACCCCCATCTATCTTCATCTTAACAGGACCTTTGAACTTTTCACTAGTTTGTTCTATTGGAAAATATCCGTCCATTAATTTTTTAGCTTCATCAGCATTTTTAATATTACTTAGTATTCTGTTTTGTCCTTCAGTTAAGGTATGCACAGATGCAGTTGTCTTTAATATTCTAGCAAGAGTAGGATTTTGTGCTAAATAATCTTTGTTGTTAGCTATGAAATTTCGTGCTGCAGTAGAATTACCAGACGTCATATCTATAATCTGTTGATTATAAGGGGTGACTTCTTTTGGTGCTAAAGATTTTAAAGCTATTGCGTTGTACAAGTCTGTATTTGTTTTAGCTAGTTGCTGTATTCTAGATTGAAAATAAGGATTAGTTATGACTGATTGAGCCATATCTTGACTACTAAGTGCTGTATCAATAAAAGTTTGTTGATTTTTTTCAAGTGTCTCTGCCTGTTTCTTTTTTGCTTCTAAGGCTTCTTTTTTCTGTTGGGTTCTACCCGCCACAAAGAGATCCGTAGCTCCCTTTATTACACCAAATGCAACAGGACTATTTGCTATTTTACTAAAAATGTCAGCCATCTATTTACCTTTTCTTAAAGTTTCGTTTAGTCCTTCTCGTAAGGTTTCAAACATTGCAGGATTGTTTTCTTTCATAAGCTTGAAGAAAGACTCATCATCAATTCTGTTATCATTTATACCGCCGTCATCCTTCTCAAACATTCTGTAAGGAACATCTTCTTGTTCGGCTATATATGCAATGTAAACTCCTAGAGGTCCTTTAGTCAACAGTCCAACATCTAAGGTGAACTTGCCACTTTCAAAGCCATCAATAACCCAAGTTTCTACAATATGCTCTATAGATACTCCTGCTATCAGTAGCTTCATCATGTCTTCTTTAAATCTAGGATCATCTAACCTATCCGTAGCTTCCTGTAGCACAACATCAGGGTCTGTATGTTGAGGTGGATTCCCCCACGCCCATTTCTTATTATCTACAGTAAGAGACATTCCCGGAATAGCTTGTGCAAGAGGATCTTTTGCTTCTATAGATCCTGATCGTACATTTGTCTGTGTTCTTAGTTGATCCATTGTATTACCTTACGCTGACGGTACGCCTGTTGTTTTATATGATGCAGTAAAACCTTTGACTCTTGCATCTGATGCCACAGTCATTGTAGCAGGAGTAGGACTTCTTCGTTTTGCTACATAGTTTTCACCTTGTACGTACCTAAAATTATTATCTCTTGAGAGATTGTTTGAAAAATATCTATAGGCTGTTTCTATATTTGGTAAGCCAAGACCGATTGGAGCTTCCATACTTTTTAAAGAAGCTCTTGGAGCAGTTAATTTTGATTCTAAGTCAACTCTTTGAGGTGTAGCAAAACCTGTATCTTCATCTTTATCACTTAACGCACTATATACTTCTGCTCCCTTTTTAACTATAGAAAGAACGGAGAGTACACTATCTAAAAACTTCATTTACCAATTCCCTATTACTTTGATTATGTTTGATGCTAATGTTGTTTTGTTGGCTGCAGAATAAGCATCTGCATTTGCCGCAGCTTCTAGAGCTTGAATTACTTGCTCATGCTTTCTCTGTAATTCAGACTCAGATGCTGTAAAATTAAAAGTGGCATTATCTCTGTACTTTTGCCACAGATCATTCATAGCTGTAGCACTCATGTTATACATAAGCTGTGCATTTATTCTGTTAGTTTCATTTTGGACTGCAGTATTTGCTGTGTTTACTTCTCGACGCCATTTGACATTTGATTGGTCAATCACGCTTCTCATGTTTGCATTGAACTTTTCACGCTGATCTCTCATATTAGCGTTGAACTCTGCAAATGAATTCTCTTGGTTTATGTTGTACTGTTTGATTGCCACGTCTCTATTTATGTTTGCTGTGTCGACTTGTACAGCCAATTCAGCAAAGTACTCTTCTACCTGTAGCTCATTCTTTGCGTTGAATTGCTGTCTAGCATTTTCAGCCGCAGCTTCAGTGAATGCCGCTTGAGCCATCGCATTGTACTTTATGGCATTTGATTGTTGTTGTGCATCAAGTTCTTTTATATCAATAGACAGAAGAGCTTGAGCGTTACTTATCGCACCCTTAGTTCTAGCATCGGCATTTTGCCTGTCCATTGTAGCAACTTGCAGTGCATTCTGTAGAGCTGCTTGCTGTCTGTTATCTAAGTTCTTTAACTGTATGTTTGCATAAGCACCCGCATCTCTGGCCGCAATAGATATACCTGATTCCATAACAGCTTGTGTCAGAGCCGCCGCAGCCATACTGGATGAGCCTAATCCTCTCTGTTGCATTATAGCTGCGACTTTTCTAGCAGCTGGGGATGCCCATGCAGGTAGTGGCTCTCCATCTTCTATACCACCAAGTAGGGATTCTAATTGATACTTTACAGTAGCTTTTTCATCAAGTTGTTCTTGAGCAGGATCTGCCATTGCCCCTGCAGACAAGGTCGCACCTGATATGTCATCAAGATCAATAAGATCAGAAGCAGTAAAATCAGAGGTCGCACCCGCAAAATCCTGTCCTTCTATGTAGCCTACTGCTGAAGCTACAGGAGATGTTATCTGACCTAAGTTTTCACTTGCTACTGGTTTAGCTACTTGTCCGACTTGAGTTGTATCTATTGTTTTAGGAGTTACGGTAGGAACATTTGTGTCGGATAAGAGTTGTCCTTGAGTTCCCAGTAATTCATTTTGCTGGACGCCTTGAGTAACGGGTGTTACCTGAGTTTCTGCAGTACCTAATTTTCCTGCTAATTCTTCAGTCTTAGTTTCAAAGTCTGGCTTTGTCGGCGGAGTTACTGAAAGGTTGTTTGTGCCATCTTGTTGTGCCATGTTATTCTTTCCTCTTGCTAATGCTTCCTGTATGAGTTTAGCTTCTTCAGGAGTTTTTATATCTCTTTGTGCTGATCTAGTTAAAGCCTGCTCATAGGTGTAACTAGTAGGTAAATTTTGAACTGCAGGTTGTAACTGTATGTTTGATAAATTGTTTACTTCAGGTCCTCTTGCCAATGCTTCCTTTATGAGCCTAGCTTCTTCAGGGGTTTTAGTAGCTCTATTTGCGTTCAACCTTAGAGCATAATCGTAGGTCATTGCCTTATCATTATAGGTAGGTCTATATCCTGAAGGATTAGGTACTGACCCTAAAAGTGCAGTTATTCTTTCACTTTCAGGTCCTATATTACCACCAACTTCTGGTTTAGCTATGCGTTGTTGCCCACTTCTGAGTACTCCTGCCTGTAACTGTGCAGGTTGTGCGAAATACCCCGCACCTGATATTTGTTTGTCTAAGTCCTTCAAAGAAGCGACTGAAGCAATCTCCCCACTTCCTTTGGGCGGTTCTTGATAAATAGCACCCCTATCCACAAACTGTGCAGGTCCTGATACTATTTGTGCGTTACCAACGTTGGGAGCTAACTCTTCTAAACGTTTTTGAGTTTTTTTTGCTTCTTCTTGAAAAGTCGTATTTTGAGGAGGTAACGCCATCTACTTCCTTACTTCATCACTATTGCTACAACCAAAGCCACTATTCCAAGTGTACCCACCATAGACATAGCTTCTATTCGCCACATTCTTTTGTCTAGAGTACAGAGCTTGTCATTGACCATTTGATATCGGACAGCACATTCTTTTTCATGTGCGTCTAGTTCCATTTGTACTTGGAGTTCAGGCTTCATTTGCATTTTCATAGTTAATCCTCTATTTCCATTTAGGACCTTCAAACCATGCCACTAAAGACCTTCTAACTCCTTTAGTAACTGAATTGACTTTATGCTGTAGGTAACTTGGAAAAATTAACACAGTTCCTTTTTCTTTTGCTTGTGAAGGAGATTGACATTCATTAAAAAGAAAATCCCCACCTTCATACTCATCAGGACTTGATAGCTGAACAGTTACAGACAACTTTCTATCTAACCCATCATTTCTATTCCAGTCAATATCATGATGCCAGTTATAATGACCACCTTCAGTTGCTAAATATTCTGTAAATTGTATGTCTGCCTTTTTGTAAATATGTAAGTTGAAAACATTTCTATTTGCCATATCTACAAAGTCATATAACAAATTTAAAATTTTTTTATCTTCTACCCAAGCAACACGACTTTTTCTTACATCATCTCCACCATCATTGAAGGTTGATGCTTCTATAGTTTTACCTGCAATACTAATAATTTCATCAACTATTGTTTCCGAAATCCCTTTAGAAAACATCTGCCAATTTTGCCTTATCATAATGGTTTAGTGGGCCATGTTACTGTGTTTGGAAATCCTGCTTGTTGTGGTAGATTAAGCAAATCTAACCTGTACTGTGTCCACTCTGTTTGTTTAGCTTCTGTAAGTTCAGCCCAACGTAAAGGATTACTTACTATAGGGTCTACTTCTTCTGCTAACTTTTGGTCACGTTGTAATCTAATACTTGCACTTAGCTCGTCATCTAACTCTGCTTGTGTAGGTGGAACGTATGCAGAAAAACTTGTGCCAATAGCACCAAGTAATTTCTCATCATCTATAGTTGTAAGTTCTTCACGAGGAATTATTTCATGTGATATCCAACCATCTACAGGGTGATTAATTTCTAAACTGAATGAGGAATTATCTGAGCTTGTAGACCTTACATTACGAAATTCTGTTATTATTAATTGTGGCATAAAAAGACTCCTTTTATTTAAAATTTAATACAAGCCAATAACGCTACGTTACGTGGTCTAGTTTCTGAGCCACCTGCGGGTACAGTGCCACCATCAATAATTGGCAACATGTCTGAGGTTGTCTTGTTGGCAAAACCACCTACACCTGATTGATTACCTGAACCCATTGTAGTTCCATTTGCGTCTGTGTCACCATTAGCATTGTAAGAACCAACATAAGCAGTACCATCTGTACCGTGAGCGTGTCTATGACTTTGAGTTGCATGTGCCTGACTAGTACCTATAGCTCTTCCACTATCTACACCACGACTATCATCCCAACCTCTAACAAACTCACCTCTAAGGTCTGGCACATTAAAAGTTGTAGAACCGTTTCCAGAACCATAAGTAGTACCAATAACTGAAAATAAACTAGAATAAGTAGTACGAGATACGGCAGCACCATTTGCTTTTAAATAGCCTGATGGTGCTGAACTTGCTGCGTGCCATATAACAGTTCCTACTGGTGAAGTTGC